AGATGTTGGGGGTTATGTCGGAGGGTATTTAAGGAATGGAAGACGTAAACCTGAGAATGTAGTTCATCGTCAGGTTATGACTTTAGATATTGATTTTGCTCACAAAGATTTTTGGGATGATTTTTGCATCCAATTCTCAAATGCGGCTGTCCTGCATGCAACTCATAAGCACCATGAAACTTCTCCTCGGTACCGGTTAATCATGCCCTTATCCAGGGAAACAACCCCAGATGAATATGTTGCTGTCTCCAGACAAATTGCAGGATTAACGGGAATCGATTTATTTGACAATACTACTTTTGAAACAAATCGATTAATGTTTTGGCCTTCGAATCCCCGAGATATTAATTATTATATTGAAGTTCAAGATGGTCCATGGGTTGATGTTGATGAAATCCTGGATTATTATATTGACTGGAAAGATTCAAGTCTTTGGCCCACTGCAGAAAGAAAATTTGATGAGGTCAGGGCTTCCATAAAGAAACAGGAAGACCCCGAGGATAAAAAAGGGATTGTGGGAGCTTTTTGTAGGACTTATTCCATATTAGAAGTTATTGAAAAATTCTTAAGTGATGTATATTTCAAAGCTGATATGGAGGACCGATACACCTATACAAAAGGAACGGCCGCAGCGGGATTAATAATCTACGATGATAAGTTTGCTTATTCCCATCACGGTACAGACCCATGCGGAGGTAAATTATGCAATTCTTTTGACCTTGTAAGGATTCATAAGTTTGGTCATTTAGATTCTGAGAATCCAAATCCAGGGAGTAAACCAAAAAGCTTTTCCTCCATGGAGGAGTTTTGTAGGGCAGATAAAAATGTAAAAAAAGTCATAGCTACTGAAAATCTACAGGATGCAAAATACGATTTTACTGAAGACCTTGAAGAGGATTATGCTGTCGAGGACGATGATATTGAATGGATGCAGGAACTTGAAGTTGATGCGAAAGGGAATTATCTTTCGACTTCAGTAAACCTCAATATGATATTCCAAAATGATGCAAGGTTTAAAAAATTATTCAGGCAAAATGATTTTGATGGGAAGAGGTATGTTTTTGGGAATCTTCCGTGGAGAAAAGTACTAACCCCGGAACCGGTTAAGAATGTTGATTATTCTGGAGTTAGGAATTATATTGAAAGTATCTATGGAATTTCTGGAACTTTAAAAATCGACGATTCTATTGCTCTGGAATTTGAAAGAAATCACTTTCACCCTATTTTGGATTATTTACGTTCTATTGAATGGGATGAGGTAAAAAGGATTGATACTATCTTAATTGATTTACTTGGTGCAGATGATAATATCTATAGCAGGGAATCCATAAGAAAAACATTAGTGGGGGCGGTTGCTAGGGTTTTCAATCCTGGAGTTAAATTTGATTTAGTCCTTACATTGATAGGGGAGCAGGGCACCGGCAAAAGCACATTAGTTAAGTCCTTGGGCAAACAATGGTTTTCTGATACCTTTCTAACAGTCCAGGGAAAAGAGGCCTTAGAACAAATCCAGGGAGCTTGGTTGATTGAAATGGCTGAATTATCCGGATTAAGAAAAGCGGAAATTGAAGCAGTCAAACATTTTATTTCAAAGCAAGAGGATACATTCAGACCTGCATACGCCAGGACCTCAGAAACATATTTAAGACAGTGTATTTTTGTAGGGACAACCAACAATAAATCATTCCTTAGAGACCCATCAGGAAACAGGCGTTTCATCCCTATTGATATTCATGACATAAAATTAGGGGATAACCCGCCATTAAAAGAATTCGTATCTTCGAAGGAATTAATTGACCAGATTTGGGCTGAGGCTGTTTATTTATTTAAGAAAAAGGAACCTCTTTTTCTCAGCAAAGAAGCTGAAAAGATTGCTTATCAAGAACAAAGGAACCACAGTGAAACAGACGAACGAATTGGATTGGTTGAAGATTATTTAGAAAAGTCAATCCCTGAAGATTGGGATGAAAAAGATATTTATGAACGTAGGTCTTATTTAAGTGACCCACTTACTCCAAAAGGTAAAAATGAAAGGGATTATGTTTGTGTGGCTGAAATCTGGTGTGAATGTTTAGGAAAGGAAAAAGAGGACATGGATAGATACAAAACCCGAGACATAAATGATATTCTCAGGGGTCTGGAATATTGGGAACAATCCAGCTCGACCCGTAATTTTAAAATCTATGGAAAACAAAAATACTATGCAAGAAAACTTGATTGATGAGGATTTTGTAAGGGTTCAAATAAAAACCCTCCAAAAAGGGATGGGGGTTCGTTTTCCTTACAGTAGATTATTCCTGGACTTATTCGAAATTATTTTAGCTCAGGAATTCCATTCATATCAAATAAAAATTACAATACTTGATGGGATTATGTCTATAAGACCAACAACAGAACTAAAAGAAAAAGAATGAAAATTGAGAGTGAGAAAATATTAGAAAGGAAGTTATCCTGGGAGGTTGAAAGATTAGGGGGTTGGAGCCTTAAACTTTTGTCAACCCATATTACTGGACTCCCGGACCGAATTTGTTTACTCCCTGGAGGAAAGATATTTTTTGCTGAAATAAAAACTACAAAAAAGAAACCCAAAAAGATTCAAATTTGGGTTCACAATAAAATCCAGGCCTTAGGATTTAGAGTGGAAATAATAGACCAATCAGAACAAATAAAGGCATTAATTAACGACTATGAATAAAAACGATTTACATGAATACCAGGCCACGGCCGTCGACCATATTTTGGACCATACCCATGGGGCTTTATTCCTGGAAATGGGACTCGGCAAAACAGTTTCAACATTGACAGCAATAAATCAATTGATGTTTGAAGAGTTAGATATTGTGAGTGCTTTGGTTATTGCTCCAAAAAGGGTAGCAGAAAGTGTATGGGATGCTGAATGTGAAAAATGGGAACATTTAAACCATTTCAAAATATCAAAAATAATTGGCTCAGCAAAAGAAAGAAGGAAAGCATTATCTGAGAAAGCAGATATTTATATAATCGGGAGGGATAACGTTGCATGGTTATGTGGTCAATACGGGGGGTCTATGCTACCATTTGATATGTTAGTAATAGATGAACTCAGTAGCTTTAAAAACAATAAATCTGTCCGGTTTAAATCCCTCAGGGGAGTTCAACCTTCATTCAAAAGGGTTGTTGGTCTTACTGGTACTCCAGCACCAAATGGGTTGATTGATTTATGGAGCCAAATATATCTATTAGATAGGGGTGAACGTTTAGGAAAATTCATAAGCCATTTTAGAGATAATTATTTCCATCCAGGAAAAAGAAATGGGGCGATTGTTTATTCCTATGATATTAATAAGGATGGAGATGAAAGAATCCATAATAAAATAGGGGATATTTGCATGAGTATAAAAACAGAAGACTATTTGAAACTCCCGGGCCGAATCGACAATATAATCAAAATTGATTTCCCCCCTGAGGTTCAAGCAAAATACGATGAATTTGAACGTGACCAGGTTCTTTCACTATTCGGGGATTTGGAAGAGGGAAAAGATATTTCTGCCGTGAATGCTGCGGCCTTATCCAATAAACTCCTGCAATTTGCAAATGGGGCTGTGTACGATTCAGATAAAAAATACCATGTTGTTCATGACCTGAAAATTGATGCAATAAAAGAAATCATAGAGGATGCAAATGGAAAACCCGTTCTAATTGCCTGGACTTACAGGCATGACATGGAACGATTAAAAATTGCATTAAAAAAATATCACCCTCGAGAATTGAAGGAGGATAAGGATATAAAGGAATGGAACGAAGGGAAAATCCAAATAATGATGATGCACCCGGCTTCTGGTGGCCATGGCTTGAATCTTCAATCGGGGGGTCATATAATAGTATGGTTTGGACAAACATGGTCCTTAGAACTGGAACAACAACTCAATGCGAGGTTGGATAGACAGGGACAAAAAGAAGTAGTAATTATAAACAAATTGGTGGCTTCCAAAACAATCGATTTAGATGTAATCCGGGCACAACAGAGGAAAAGTGCTAAACAGGATGGACTTATGGAAGCTGTCAAAGCTAAAATAAAAAAGTATGTTGGAGAAATTTGATAAACAATATTTGAGGATTGCTCAAATTTGGGCTGAGAATTCTTATGCCAAAAGACTTAAAGTCGGGGCGATAATCGTAAAGGATAAAATGATAATCTCAGATGGGTTTAATGGTTCCATTTCTGGATTTGAAAATAACTGTGAGGACGAGAATGGTAAAACATTCCCGTATGTTCTCCATGCTGAAGCTAATGCTATTTCAAAAATAGCTCAGTCAAACAACAGTAGTAAAGATTCTACCTTATATATAACGGCCTCACCCTGTATGGAATGTTCAAAGCTTATAATCCAGGCAGGAATCAAAAGGGTTGTTTATTCGGATGAATACAGAATAAAGGATGGGATTGAGCTTTTGAAAAAGGCAGGAATCATTGTAGATAAAATCCCTTTGTAATATGAATGATGCAGAAATTAAAATCCTTTCGGATATATCCCGAAAACTATTTAGGGAAGAGAAAAAGGGGTTCGATGAAATAGCTTCTATATTAGGTTGCTCCAATTCGGATGTAATTTATTTGACCCTCATTGACGATATTAGTATGAAAAAACGATTTGAAGACCGAGACCCGGATGAATTTTTAATTCTTTAGAAAATGTTTGTAATTATAAAAAATAAGAGTTCTCACATTTGTTCAGCATACAGGTGTGGGAATCCAAAAGCTTCAAAGAAAAGATTTTGTCATAAACATCATGCTCGGTTCCAGAAAGAAACAAATCCTTCAGGGTATTTTTATAGTCTTCTAAAACAGAATGCTAAACGGAGAGGGAAAGAATTCGATTTATCCCTGGATGAATTCAAACAATTTTGTTTAGATACCAATTATATGGAACTCAAAGGAAAGTCTGCTAAATCAGCTTCTATTGATAGGATAGACCATACGAAAGGATACAGTATAGGGAATATCCAAGTGCTTAGCCTCAGGGATAACTCAGCCAAAAGATGGGATGATGAAAAAGAGGATTGCCCTTTTTAGAAAAAAAAAGTTTCATTTTTATTGAAAAAAATTTTTCTATTCAGAACAAAGGTAGTACATTTGCTTTGTAATTAAAAATAATCATTTAAAAATTAAAAAGATGAAAGCACAATTATTTGAATCAAAAGCGGGAAAAGAAATCAGATTAGCAAACGGAGTACAATTTTTTGCTGAAGCAGGAGAATCCAAAGAAGATTTTACTGCAAGAGTTACGGGAGCCATCGACAGGGATTACGTAGATACTTTGGACCTGGAGGAAATTGAACCTACCAAATTCAAAAAGTACAGTGTGAAACAACTTCAAAAAATGCGTCCCAATAAAAAAGGGGTTGAACTGAGAATGGTTCAAGAAGTTTTAGTTGAAAGAGGAGCATTAGTTGAAGCCACTGAAGGTGGAGCAATATCCAATGGAACTGAAACCGATGAGGATATTCCAACAGAAACCCCTGAGGCCGAAACTCCAGAAACCCCTGAAGCCGAAACTCCAGAAACCCCTGAAGCCGAAACTCCAGAAACCCCGGAGCTTAAAAAATTGAAAAAGCAAATGACTGACGAGGAGTCCCTCGCATTGGTTGAAAGTTCAAAAGTCAATAAAGGGAAAAATATCACTTTCTTATGTACAGGGACTAAAAAAGAGGAAACGGGAATCATCAAACGGGTTCGCAGAGACCCAAGAAGCAATATGATTGTCTATATGATTGAAATTGAAGTTCCTGTTGAAGGGGGTGAACCAATCAAAAAGACTTACGGGAAAGCAGTTTGGTCTACAGATATGACAATCTCAGAATAATGAACATTCTGGACAAAGCCAATAAAATCATCAATGAAAGGTCCGAGGAAAAGGAAAGGGAATACGGACCTTTCATTGAATGTAACAGGAAGGCGGCAGAAATTGCCTCCATCCTGTGTGATAAGGAAATCACTACAGAGGACATTTATAAGTTTCAAATTGCACTTAAATTTGCCCGGGAATCCTTTTCTCATAAAGAAGATAATCTTCTGGATGCAGTGGCCTATATTGGGGCACTAAACAATTTTTATAATAACATAGAACCTACGTCCGATGAACATTGAAGATTTTAAACCTGAAATAATAAGCTTCGAGGAAATATTCCGGAAGCAAAAAGAAATCAAATTCTTGTATGAACCTGAGTCTAAAAAGGTATTCCAGGAATTCGATATTGATACTTTTGAGGACCAAGAAACCTTCAAAAAATATTGCTGGAGGATAACAGAGGAACTCACAGAAGCAATGGAAGACAGGCATAATATGAACCACTTCCGGGAGGAGTTAATCGATGGATTCAATTTTATGGTTGAATTATACTTATTGTATGGGTGGGATTACAAACACATGATGAAATCTGTTCAAATGGAAATCCCTCATCAACCAGTAGATTATCAGATTTTAAGGTTGATTTATCAATTGGGGATTACAGCTAATTTGCTTAAGAATAGGCAATGGAGGAGGTCACAATATTTGGTAGACCTTTACTTATTCGAACCTCGTTTAAAAGCAATTTGGGGTCAATATATCCAAATTTTCTATATGCTCCAAATGGATAGCGAGGACATTCAAAAACTTTGGTCCTTGAAATACCAAGTAAATTTATTTAGAATCAATTCAAATTATTAGAAATGGCTGAAAGTAAACATTTAAACCAGTTAGGAGTTTCGGACGGGATACAGTTCAAAACTGAAGTTCCGGGAGATTATCATTGTAATTGTGAATATTGCAACAGGGATAAATTCAAGGGTGAAATTTTTAACCTCGACATGGGAAAATATTATAGTAATAAAATCCGAAAACATTATTATTTGGATAAGGCCGGAGACCATTTAGATGTAGGGCATTTTATTGGATATAGATGGGCTATACAAAATTTATGCCCTGAGGGGGGTATAGTATTTGACCCCACTGTTGGCTCAGGCACAGCCATCGTGGAGGCCATAAACAATGGACGAAATGGGATTGGTATCGAATTGGAATATCCAGAAATAGCTCAGAAGTCTATTGACCATCAGAAATCAAAAATGCTTGGTAACTTAATCCAGGGAGATGCAAGGGATACAACCAAACTCCTCTTAAAAAATGGGTATGCTAAAGAATCCTTTGACCTTATAATCAATGGGACTCCGTACCCTTCAAATGGGGCGCTTTCATCCGATGCTCCACAAAGACAGCGAATGGGGGATTCCTCGGACCGAGATAGAACTTTCAATTACAATCATGAAAGAAATATGGGACTTATCCGGGGTTCTGAATGGCAGGAAACCATAAGGGATATGTACAACCAATCAATCGAATTTCTAAAACCTGGAGGACTATTTGTAATTATCATAAAGGATATGATTAGAAAAAAAGTAGTTTACAACCTCCATAAAGAAATTATCGATTTGGTCCTGGAGGATAATTTTGGGATGGATTACGAAGGATTTTTCTTGCATAAACATATCCCAACTACAATGTTTATCAACACTTATCCTAAACGTTATCCTGGTGTTGTTATCCCTTTATATCAAACTGGAATAATTTTAAAGAAAGACTAATATGAAAAAACTAAAAGCATTAGGGATGATTTCAGGGATTGGCTCCATGTTGATTGGGGCTAAACTCCAAGAATATGAAATCGTCGGGAATATTGAATGGAGAAAATACTATCACACGGGGACTTTTGAAAAGAATTTTCCTGGTGCTTTTCTCGAAAAAACCTTAAATGATTTAAGTCCAGAACAGCGGGAACAATGCCAAGATTTAGATTTGATTATTGGACATACAGAATGTGGGAACTTCAGCAACATGAGGGCCAATAAAATTAACAGGATTGATGAGGGAGACAAAGGGGACATCCCGGAATTTCTTGAAGCTGTTCAGGAATTTAAACCTAAATTCTTTGTAATGGATAACCTACCAAAATCCCTCCTCGTAGCTGATTGGCAATATTATTTTGAAGAGCTTCCAGATTATGAAATCCACTTCGAATGGGTTAACAATTATGGGTATGGGAACATTCAAAAGAACCGTAAACGATTGTTTGTTATCGGGGTGAAAAGGGGGTTAGGATTTTATTTTATTCCTGGAGAATTCAAACACAGTGTATCCGTCATCGAACGTTTAAGTGAAATAGATGAGGATGCTGAGAATAATGAAAAACTTGATATTGATGCAATTTATAATGGATGGTCAAGATATCAGTTTGATGCTTCCTGTATCGGGAAAACTGTGGATGAGAATAGAATGACCCTCAGGGAATTTCAAAGCCGGATAGCTGACTACCCGAACAATTTGAATTTTCCATATTACAATAAAAAAGGAGAACAGAAATTCAAAATAGGATTCTCAAAAATTAATGTTGAGGGGTCGGCCTTGGTTTTGTCAGGGGGTGGAGCTTGTTACGACAACCACTTCCGGAGTGATACCTTATTCCCATTCACTATTCGGGAACGGGCTAAAATCCAGGGTTGTCCGGATGATTTTGTTTTTCTACCTACAGGAGTAACTTCAACAACGAGGGAATACAGTCACTTAATTAAGCAAACGGGTAAATTCATGCCGATTGAATTTTGTACTTTTATAACCCTTCAAATCAAGAATTTTCTGGAGGATGTTAGAGAAGATGATGATTATACTCAGGCTCGACTTATCAATCCCAATAACCTGGTGGACCAAAACAAATGGGAATTTTGTTCGACTATGGGATATACAGCTCAGGAAAAAGTTTGCCAATTTTGTGGTTCTAAAAAATACTGTGAAGCCCGTAAAATGGAAGAGATTAAGAAACAAATATTTAAAAACGACGATTTATACTAAAAACTATGGCACGAATATTTAAAGACAATTTAGAAATGATTCAGGAAATGGACAGGGAATTGAAAGTCTCCGGAATCACAGTCCCTGTGAAACATTATCAAAATAAAGAATTACAAGGGGATAACCAGAACACAAAGGAACTAATTGGGGTGAATTTTATTATCTCAAAACCTTTCCTAAAAAAACGTGAAATGCTGGATTTTATTTTCAAAGGTGAAGCTGACAATATTGAAAAATATTGTGAAACAGAACTTCAAGACCGATTGAACCGAGAAGGATTAAATCCAGGGAATTCATATAAAGTCCGTTTAGATTTATGGCAGGCATTAATGTCAAGGTCTGAGGGTGAAAAATTCGATTATACTTATTCGGAAAGGATTAATCATATAGGGCAATTAGATAATGCTATTGAGGCCCTGAGGGATGATGAGCACACCCGGAGGTCAATGGTTATGATTTTCACCCCTGAGGATTCACGTGAGTCTGCCGGGTTCCAAACGCGTATCCCGTGTTCAATTTCATACCAGTTCCTTATCCGGAATAACAAATTGATGGTCCTGTATTATATCCGAAGCAATGATTATTTCAAACACTTTGCGATTGATATTTGGCTCACCCATGCGATTCAAGAATACGTAAGGCAGGAACTTATTTCAAAATACCCAAATTTGAAATGCGGTTCCCTGAATTATTATGCTGGAAGCTTCCATGCGTATAATGAAGATTTATCCAATTGGGTTATCTATTAAAAATTATTTTTCATTTTTATTGAAATTTATTTTTATCCTATAGAGAAAGGTTGTATGTTTGCTCTGTAATTAAAAACTTAAAAAATTTACATCATGACAACTAAAGAAATTAAAGCAGAAGCATTAGCAATTATCAATGTAAAATATCCTGAAATCCGTTTGTCTGATTTCACTGTAAGACAAGCAAAAGGAGTTATTGCTGAATTTAATTATGCTAAATCTAAACTAATATGTGTGGAATCATAATCACAAAAAGTATCGATAAAATCCCTTTGCTTAAGCACAGAGGGATTGAATCGTCATTTGATAGGTCTGGAGGGTTCTATCTTGGGCACCACCGGCTACCGATTCAAACTGTCCAAGGGGATGAATATAAACAACCCGTTCATCTGGACGATGGCGGGTTCCTTTTATACAATGGGGAGATTTTCAACTATCCTGGAGAATTCGACTCTGATGTTGAATACTTAAAGGACCTGTTCAATTCTCTTCAAATCCGGTCAATCTTAATGGAAGCCAATAAATGGGATGGATTTTGGGCGATTGTCCACGTAACCCCGGAAGGTGATATGAATTGCTTTACAGACCCGTTAGGGAAAAAGCAATTGTATTACAATTGTAAGGGTGAAATATCTTCAGAAATCAGACCCCTGGTGAATGGGAATCCTTTTGATGAATTTTACAAAAGTTCAGTTTTCAAATGGGGATACAATACGGATGATAGAACTCCATGGGAAGGGGTTCGGAGAATAATGCCGAATCGCTTATATAAATTCTCTGATGGGGATTTGAA